TGTCCGACAGTAACTGTGTATGTTGTAGCTGATTGAGGTGTAAATTTTCCATTAGAGTCATCTAAGCCTCCTCTTACTCCTCCAGCTCCTCCGCCTCCACCATTATCTGATCCAGCAGAGCCACCACCAGAACCACCATTTGATCCTGCAGTTGGAGTTCCTGATCCACCTTTACCACCACCTGTGGCAGTTTGAGTTGTTAATCCAGAACCTGAAAGTGATGAATTAGAACCATTATTATATGATGAATTAGTACCACTACCACCTTGTCCGACAGTAACTGTGTATGTTGTAGCTGATTGAGGTGTAAATTTTCCATTAGAGTCATCTAAGCCTCCTCTTACTCCTCCAGCTCCTCCGCCTCCACCATTATCTGATCCAGCAGAGCCACCTCCAGCAATAACTAAAAATCTAGTGTCTAGAGATGTTTTATTAACATTTAATTCTGCACTAGTAATATTTAACCAACCTTTTGTTGAGTCAATAAAAACTAGATCTACAGAATCACCTTCTGCACTAAATACAGGGTCTATTTGTGTACTACCTTGAAATTTATCTGATCCATTTGGTGAAACTATTACTGCATTAGTTTGCCATGTTCTTGCATAGTCTTTTAATAAAACTCTATCACCTGTACTTGGTGAAGCAGGTAATGAAACTGTTATATCAGAACCACCACTTGTATCTACAGGATAAGCATTATTTGCTTGTGCTGTAAAGTTTGAAGTTTGAGGTGAGTTCCAAGAAATAGCAACAGAAGCAGTTCCTTTAGCTAATAATTGCCAGTATGTTGAATTTACTGTTCCACCTGTTGATGGAGTTTGTCCAGCTGCTGGTGTGTTATTAATATATAAATATGTAGATACTACACCTGTGTCTGTAAATTGGACTACAGCACCTTTTGAATAAGTTGTACCTCCAGCATAAACTCCTAAATTTGGAGTTGCTAAAGATGTTCCTTTTGCAAAAATTGCCCAATGTGATGAGTTAAGTGTACCATTTGTTTGTGGAGCTTGACCAGTCGCTGTTGAAGTAATTTTTACAAAACTTGAAGTTTCGTTCTGATCAGTATGTTGCACCACATCTTTTGGAGCATAACTCGTGCTGTTTGAGTATGTTCCTTTTTGAGTAAATGAAAGTTTACCCAGATCTATTGTTGCCATGATTTATGTTCTCCTTATGTTTATAATGTTGCGATTAGATTACCTGACGCATTAAGCGAAAAAGTATATCCAGCTGGTGCAAATAATTTGTCATCAAAACTATCATAGCTTGAATTACTTATACTATCTGCTCCATTGTTAGTTGTGGTAACACGAAGTGTTTCTGGAATATTATCACTATCTGTATCTACCATTTCGAAACCATAAAACTCTGCAACATTTACTGAGAGAGTTAAAGTTTCATTAGATCCTGCATTAGTGACTGTTTTATTTAAAGAACCACTAACTGCAAGTTTATCATTTAAAACTCCTGATCCTGTATCATTTCCTGTAACTTTGACATTTATATCTTGTGCTGCTACAGCATTCCAAGAGGATCCTGAGTAAAATTTTAATTCGTTTGAAGATGTATTAAATACTAAATCACCAGCATCAAGTGAAGATGATGGATCAGATGATGCTACTCTATATCTTTCATTAAAAGCATTAATACCTGTTAGATTTGCAGCTGCAGTATTTACATTTGCAATATCATTTCCTACATTATTAACATTTGTAATATTTGTAGCTACTGTATTTACGTTTGTAGCATTAGCATTTGCTGTATTAATTGCTGAAATATTATTAGATACATTTGTTACTGCTGTTACATTTGATGCAACAGTTGTTACTTCTGTAGCTTTTGGAACTAATCTTACAAATGTATAAGTGTTTAGTGTAGTTGTAGTTTCAACTAATAATCCAAATCCTGCTGCAAATGTAACTGCATTTCCACAACCATTAAGGGTAACTGTAGAGTTTCCGACTGTTCCATTAGATATAGTAATCACTCCAGAGCTATTAGAAGTTATACCAGTGGATAAAGCTGTAATACTTACTATTGTTCCAGCTCCATCATTTACATCTGGATTAGCATTAGGAAAACTTGTTTCGTTTGCTATAGGTACAAATCCACCTACATCATCTACTAAATCTATAACTCTAGCATCAATAGCAGCTGTTGTTGCAACTCTATTATCATTTGATGACCAAGTATCTCCTGATGCAATAGTTTCTGTTGAGTCTTGTCTAAAGTATCTCGAATCAGAAGCTGATGTTGTAAAGACTGTAACATCATCTGGAGTTGAAGAAGCATGAGATGAATTATCAACAAGTAATCCAGATAAATTAGTAGATGTGATTATTCCTGTTGGAATTGAATTATTTGTTTTTGATAATATACCAACATAAATAACAAGAGATTCGTTTGATAAAGATCCTGAATCCCAAGTTACATTTACTGTTGTGTTAGACGAAAATGATGAACTAGCTATAGTACCAAATATTGTTCCTGTTGATGAGCCTATAGCTTTAACTCGTCTACCTGCATGATAAAATGCTGTTACGTTTACTCCAGCAACTGTAAATGATGTGCCACTTGCATAAGCAAAAGTATGAGATCCATCACCATCTCCATAGATAACCCATTGAGAATCATTATACCATTCTCTTACGTCAGCTGCTATAGCTCTAAAAGCATTGTTAATATTTGAAGGTAACATACCTTCAGCAATACTAACACCTCCTACTGAAGTATTATTACTAGCTGTTGTACTATAATCTTTTATTCCTGCCATTTTTCTCCTAACTCATGAACCAAGCAAAAGCTTTGTCATTTTCTGTATTATGTTTATTAATTAATTCGTTTACACTTTGTTCTAATTGTCTTTGAAAGAACTCTTGTGTTTCAAATGAATATCTAATATTATCTATATCGTTTGTATCACTCATCTTATTCCTGCCTTACTTAAAACAAAATCTACACCTTGTGCATGTGTAAATGTTGTTTTTGCTGGTACTTTAACATTTGCTCTTATATATCTACCAGATTTTCTGACTGGATTCATACCACTACTATTCTGTGTTACTGATGAAGATTCAGTTTCATTATCAGCTACTCTTTCTTTAGTTTTAACTGTTAATGTAGATACTGCATCTACTATTGGCCTAACACCTGTAATGTTAGCTCTTAATCCTGGAAAAGGTTCTAACTCTGCTGTTTCTACTTCACATTCATTATCATTTCCAGAAAATATAGCTGCTTTAAAATTTTCATTAATTGCTCCTAAAAACATTTGACCACCATTCCAATAGTCAGTATCAAGAGCTGCATTAATATTTTCTAAGTTATCAGATATAATATCCATTAACTCTACTGTAAAAGCTCCTACAAATTGTGGAAATACAACACTTGTATTTGCTATAGCTAAAGACCATTTTTTTGTAGCATAGTTATATATAATAATTTTATCACATAAACCACCTGCTGTTGCACTATCTTTACTAGGATATGCCCACATAGCTAACTGATTAAATGGATCAACAGCTGCTTTAATTCTATCTACATATGCTTTGTTAATATCAAGATCAAAAAATCTATTTATTTTTTCTACACCAATAGGTGAAATAGTATCTCCTGATAATTGATAGAATCCATCATCAGAATAAAAGAATACATTTCTATTATCTTGACAAACTGTTTGTCCATATACAGCTCCTCTGTTTGGAGATATAACTGATAGTCTAAATACTACAGATCCACCAACAAAGTCCATACGTATAATTTGATTTTGTCTAAATACATATCCTATCTCACCAGATGTAATATGTACTATTCTACCACCTGATCCAGGTAAGTCTTGAAAATCAGCTTGTTTACCTTCCCATGTAGTAATGTCATTTATACCTGACCATTGTATTCTATTTTGATTAGAAGGTTGATTACCTGTAACTAAAAAATCTCTTACAACTCCAGATACTCTAAATGTAGGTAATGATCCTGCTGTAACTATAGAACTAAGATTAGCAAAATTTGTAGATGTACCCATTAAATAATATTGTGGTGCATCAACTCCATTACTAGCAATTACATAATTACCAAATTGTGTAAATGTAAAATAATCTGCATCTGTTCCTGTCAAACTAGATTTACGAGATGTAAATGTTCCAGAAGCTAATTGAAATATATCTGTTTTAGTTGCTACAAAATTAAAAATATTATTAGAATTATTTCTAAAAGAACCTGCACCTTTAGCATTTTTACTAACACTATTAGTGCTGTATTCTACTAAAGATGGAAATCTTTTATATGTATTTAGTGTATGATATACATTTGTAGCTACATTAGCACCTGGTTTTAAATGTTCAGGTTGATCAGGTAGCCATTCTCCAAAAGGTACTTGCATTATCTATTCCTATAAAATGATAAATCTGTTTGTACATCTGTTCTTTGTGTAACAGGTGCACCTCCATATGTATCATGTCTATCATTATTCTCACATCTTTCTAATGCAGTAGAATACATCTGTAACCATTGTGATAGTTGTGTTTGATCTATTCCACCAAGAAAGTTAGCTGCATGATACAAAGATCCATACAAATATATTGCTGGATGTTTTGCTAAGATATAATTTGATGTATTAGAATCACTAAGCTCTGATATAGCTTTATAGTATGATAACTTCCCAGTATAAGAAATATCAGGAGCAGGACCAAATCTGAATTTTTCAACTTCATTGTCGCTCTCTATAGTATAACATCTTGGTCTACCAGTTCTTGATCCACCTTTTATTTCAAACATATTATGTGGTGTAATATATTCTAATGGATATTTAGTTGATGATGATAATATATAAAATGATCTTACAGCTAAAAAACCTGTAGGAACATTTACTTGTTCAGCATTAATGGTAACATCATCTTGTTGTTCCATTTGTCTGATTCTTAACTTAGCATTAAAGTCAGCTTCTGTTAGTTTAATAAAATCATCTTGTATCTCAGTAGTGAGATCTGATCTATTTAAGAAGTTTGCAATAGATGCTTTTAATTCTGAATATGTTGATAATGCCATTATAAATTCCCACTAGCTGTTCTAAAGTATCTAAACTCA